AGAGCAAAAGATCATCACTATTGGTGACGGTTTGAGATAACGTATGACTTGTTCCAGTTGGAGAACTGAAAGTCTGTCTCGTTAAGGTAGCGTATTTTGCTCCGGGTTTATTCCCAATAAATCCAGCCATTAGGTTTGCTCCATGATTGAAAGTGCAACGTCAAAAGAATTAGCAGTATCGCTTTGTACTTTTAAAACGTCTGAGGTTTCCATTACAATTTTACCAGCGAGAATGTCTAATGCTGAACCAGAAGGAACAGGTAAGTCTTTCCCGATGTATATATTATCTCCGTCAGCATTTTCTATCTTTGCATCAATCGTAATAGAACTAGCAGTCGTATTAGAAATAGTGCATCCGATAACTACAGTTGTGGTTGAGCTGGGTACTGTGTATATAGTGAGATCAGTATTAGCCCCTGTGCTTCCTCCAGTTTCAGTTTTAAGTTTAAAAGTATTTGGCATAATGTTTCCTTAGTTAAATTATCCTAGAGCAATAATGTCTCCTATAGTAGCATCCCCTTGAGGGCCAGTAGCCCCAGTTGCACCTGTAGCTCCTGTAGCACCTGTAGCTCCTGTAGCTCCTGTCGGGCCTGTAGCACCTGTAGCCCCAACATTCCCTGACCTAGTAAACGAAATATACAAGACATCAGAAGCAGATAATGACCCACCACTAGAAGCTGTAGTAACTGGAATCTGTAACCACCCAGTATTGTCAACCACGGCACCAGTTACATTAAATGCTAAGAATGTAGCAGGAGCACCTGACTTTCTTACAAAAACATACCCTTCATGGGTAGAGTTTGTTCCATCATCTATCGAAGCAATTAAATCAGATACATCAGGATTACCAGTATCAGCACTTGTAGCATCTATAGCAATAGCAGTAATCGATCCTAGTGTACCATGATTAAACCTAATATCTCCAGTTCCGGGATCAGCCATTGTAGTAGAGTTATCAAAAGTATACTTCCAAGCTAATGCTCCTGCTGTAGCCTCTGCATTAGTAGCTGATGTAGCAGCATTAGTGGCTGACGTTGAAGCATTACTCGCTTGAGTAGTTGCGGTGCTTGCAGAACTGGATGCGCTAGTAGCAGATGTAGAAGCATTTGACGCTTGAGTAGTGGCTGTACTCGCTGAACTAGCTGCGCTAGTAGCGGAACTCGCTGCATTAGTCGCTTGAGTGGAAGCTGTAGTAGCTGACCCTGCGGAAGCAGTTGCCGAGGTTGCAGATGCAGTAGCACTTGTAGCTGCTGCTGTAGCCGAAGTAGCTGCTGCTGTGGCACTTGTAGCTGCATTGGTGGCAGAAGTGGTAGCAGAAGCAGCATCTACAATTAAAGTCCATTTAGAGGCATCTGTGTTGCTTGAGATCGGTTGTGCGCCTGATGAGGTATGAGCCGTAATACAGATATAGATGTTATTATTAGAAGTATCTTTAATTATATCTCTAACTACATAAGCTGTAGATGCAGCCCAATTACCCTTGAGTACACCGATTTCTTGCGTGGCTTCTAAACCCCCTGCGCTATTAAATGCCAGTAATTTATTGCCTCTTTCAGTTGCGTTCTTAGTAATAGTGACAACGCCTGCATCATCTACACTCTCTGAGAATCTAAATATATCCCCATCTATAGTATTATGAACGTCCTGTACTAGCATAGTGAGCTTATCTAAAGCTGACTCATGCGTTTCCGCAGGAAAACTGTCATTTTCCACATAGTCTGTAACTTGAGTTTTAGCTATATTACGAACTAGAACTACCTTAGTAGTATTAGCTGGTATATTTCCTGAGGTAAAAGTAACATTACCTCCAGATGCGGAGCCTGCTCCACTTACTGTGTAATGGGTAGTCAATGTTTTCAATACGTTATCGACATATACCTTGATTTCTGTATTAGCAAAGATTTTAAAGGTATAGGCGAATACATCGGTTGATCCATTACCAGTATAAGTAACCTTAGATGTGGTTGTAGTTATTGTCATCTGTTATCTCCTGCAACTCCTCTTGAACTTTGTCGTGGAACCCTAGGAAAACGATCCTCAGCAGAGCTATAGTCTGTCTGGAACTGTTCTATTTGCGTATTTTCTGGTGCAACATATCTTGCCCCAGCTTCATCTCTTACAATCATACCTTTTGCGGCTGTATTTATTTTAAGCTCAACTTCTCCGCCCATCCTGTTCAATCTTTTTCTGAGATCAGAAGGGCTACCATCTTCTTTGGTAGAGTTTACCATTAAATTCCTAGCCAATGTAACATAGTTATTATATACCGCTTTTACAATGTCCTCTTTGTCTGCTGGGTAGTCACCCGCTTGTTTTTCGGGGGCTGTTTTATATAATTTTGAGGCTTTTCTCTTGCCCAACCCCATGACCTTGGTAAGCTTTTGTGCTAAGGTATCCCCATGCCCATCCCTAACATTACCAATAGCCCACCTAAAATAATCATATTCCCAAGGAAGCATTTTTGTAGCTCTCTTGCTAAGTGGATCATATACTACATCTGTAGGTTTTGCAAATACAACTCCTAAATCTTCTATAGCTCTGTCTAATTTATCTGCTTTATCTATAAAGACAGGCATAAAAGACATCATTCCAGTAGTCAACGATGGGGGTAAGTTAAAAGGCGTAACTCCTTTTTTTGCCGCCTCCTCTGTATTATGGGTAGTAACAATTCTCCCCCTCCAATCTCTGACGGGAGAAACCGTCAGAGGCTTAATGCCTGCTTTCCACCGAGCCGATAAAGTAGACAGGTCATACAGCTTATCTTCAGGGCCATCCTTTAAAGTAAGGCTATAAGGTAAAAACTCTGGAGGCACATTGCCCCCTCTAGTTACATCAGCTTTTCTAAAATTACGAAAAGGTGCTAATTGGAACGGAGTCTGTAAAGAGTATAGTAGTTGTTTATATTTGTGCGGCTCTATTCTATCTGAAAAAATCTCCATTATTTTTTCCAAATTAGGTAGCCAAGAAGTATTAATAAGCGCATCTTTAGATGACATTACCATCTGCCATAAAATATCAGAAGCTTCCGCATCATCCTTATGCTCTACTATTTTTGCAAAATCAGCACCAAAAGCTAACATATCGCTGTAAGGTTGAAACTTTTTTATATCAATCCAGTATTCATTACCGTTATCATCCATATGTTTAATTGCCATATCAGGTCTGCCGACTGCCCTTTTCTGCATTTTTTTACGCCAATCGGCTGGTTCCCCAACTCCTCCTGCCTCAGAATGGCCCCTTAAATTACCACTATTATACAAGCTTGCACCCAAACCAATGAGCATTGCCCCTAAAGTCATGCGCCCTGCTTCCTCCATTCTATGAGCTTGTGGTACTCCTTTTTTATATATAGAATTTTTGCCTGCAAAATTCAATGCTCCAGCAGGAGTATTTTGAACAAAGAACTTAGGTATATTACTTAAAACCTTAATGAAAGGAACCCATAATCTCAAAAATGGGGAGAGTATACCTTGGGTTTGTAGCCTCTGCATTGTTCTACCAAGATCACCTAGCTCCTTTTGGAAGGTATTTAACCTGCCTGCCTCAACAGCTTTGTCGAAAATAGTTTTTCCGTCTATGGTATAGGATCGTGGATTTTCAATAATATCTTGAAAAAGAGTAGTAAATTTTTCATAAGTACCCTTTTCACCCCATTTATGACCACCCTCCTTGAGCAATACCATAGCCTTACTATAGCCTGACATATATATTTCTGCATAAGCAGATTGGATTTTAACTAAAGTATCTCCAGAAAAAAGCACCCTTTCACCCATGAAGGCTCCCTTGCCAAGCATATCAACGCCTAGTCCTTGGACATTATTTTCTATACCCAGCGTCCTAGATGAAAGAGCCTGCTGCCCAGTAAACCATGATTCCATCTTAGTCCCTTGGAACGCTCGAAAGCTTTTACCAGTTAATAATGCCGATGTAGCCCCCCTTAATGCAGTCGTTATACCTGCCAATAGGCCTACTACGCCTGCGGTAGCTGCACCTAACTTAACATCCCCTTTCCCAAAAATCTGACTAGCAAGACTAGCGAATTGCCTAGAGCCTACTTGTACCGTAACATTGCCCAAGCCAGTAGCAAGATTTAACATCCACAACGCTGGGGTTAAAAGTAACCCAGCCCCTATATATCCTTGATAAAATGCATCTTTATAGCCTGATCTACCAAATTCTTCAACGGCCTTAGTAAGCCCTTGCTTACCTTTTTTCAGATAAGCCTCGCTGAGGACAGCAGCTAACCGCATTACATCATCCATATTTGCTTTATCATCCATAGCCATTATCTTGGCAAATTCGGGAGACTCTATAATGTCATCATGATGTCCTTTAGCCCATCTTTTAACACCAAGCGTTCTGCCTGCCACACTAAAAACATCTTCATACTGCTGCCTAATTCCAGCATAGTTACGAAGCGTTCTAAAAAATTCGTTAAATGCATCTTTCCCACTTGCCATCTGACCGCCACCTTTTGCAGAAATCCGACCTAAATTCTGTATAGCTAAAACCATCTCATTGAACGAAGATTCTGCGACTCTAGCGTAGGCAAGCCCTATAGCTTCATTTACTGGGGAACCTTTTTTCCTAGACAACATAGCGGCTTTATCCCAACCCCATAGCTTGTCTATTATCGCATCAGACTCCTTCAGCATTTCTTGAAAAGTTTTACTAGTTTTCCCAGTAGAGCTGAATGTGTGCAGAGTGGAAGCTAGTTCTTGCAAGAGAGCCATTCTTTCATCGAAGGTTCTTGCTTGTGCAAGCATCTGAGAAAGAGTCCCATCTTTGAATATCTCATCTATATGTTTTAAACCCTCGTCTGGTGCTAGATTAGGAGGAATTACCAATTTAAACCCTTCTCGCTCGCCAGCCTCCGAAAGTTTAGGGGGTTTAATTTTGATCTTGCCTTCTTGTGGCACAATCTTTCCGCTTCTAACAATCTCCATTGTTCCATCCCCTCTAGGAACAATAGTAATTTGACCCTTATCATTTATAATCACATACGTTCCAGCCTTGCCTTGAGCATTGACCATAGACCTTTTGTCAAAAGCAAGCATATGCTTTTCCAAGCTAATCATTTTAACCAAACGCTCTTTAATTTTATCTGGAATGTATTTATGAGATTCAGCGATCTTAACGCCTGCGGCTTTAAGTGCAGGTAGAATGAGCTTGTCTAAGCCTATCTGTAAAAACATTTCTCCGAAAGCATTGTATAACCTTGATAACGCTTGTTTTGATTTAGAAGGATCATCTTCTGCAAAATACTCAGCAATATAAGGAGTTCCAAGATTCTCACCAAACCATTTATCCAGAGATTGCATTATAGCTCCCCCTGGGCCTCTCTCTGCGGGTTTCCAAGTAACAGCACCATTAATAAATTGCGCAAGCGCACCAGCAGGAATATCTTTACCAATAAACTTTCCTAGCCTATATTTTTTTGACTCCATCATCCCCTTAGCTCCGCTTATAAAACGTGCGCCAGATTGTGCGCCTGCTCCAAGCTTTTTAACCATCTTAAATAAAGGAAACCAGAGTAAGGACATTCTTGCAATATCACGCCCTATATCTTTTGCAGGGCCACCATCCTGCATAATTAAATCCCCTAGGATACTAAAAACTCTTACATCTTGATTAGGGTCATCTGAAGCCAAATTAGCGGCATCAGCAAAAGTTTGTATTAAGGCATCCGCAGTATAGAAACCCCCTGCCAAAGTACCCATCCACGCCTCTCCAGCCATCCGCAGCATACCGTAGTGCCATTTTCTCTGCTCGCCTTCTGGTTCATTCCAGTAATCTTTAAACGCATGGTCTGATTCAGTTCTAGTACCATCTACCACATCTTGATCTACATAAGCCTTAGCATACTTACTAAAAGGCGAATAACTAGAATCGTCAGACAGGGTTTTTTCCCCTACAGTTGTATAGTCGATTTCTTTTTCGTACTGCTGGCGTATTTTTTCATGCTTATTAATTTCTTCTTCACTATGTCTAACACGGGACGATTCGGGTAAAGGCTGACTTTCTGCCTCCCTTGCTTGTTTTTCTAAAACTTCTATAAGAGGTTTGTGTTTCTCCTTGGAACCAAATTCCTCTTCGCTTAATGGAATAAAAGGAGCGTTTTGATTGGCCTGTTGGGTAAGAATATCCCCTAAACTAACACCCTGATTAGGGTCAGGATTTCTTCCTGCCTCATCTCCAGATAAAGCAGCAGTTTCAATACCCTCTTCTGGAGGGGGTTTTCTATCGCTACGCATCCTTAATACAATATCTGGTTTTTCTCTTTGTGCCATCGACTACCTTCCTATTAACTCATTAAATTTATCTGAATACTCTCTAACTTTTTTTGCTGCTGTAGCTCTAGTCTTTCCTACCTTTGTCAAGCCCATCGCATCTGTTTTCTTTTTAGCCTCCTTACGCTTCTTAGCCCCACGCTCCCTTTCCTTTTTTTCTTCCTTGCTAACGCCAGCCCATTTGCCCACATTCCTAGGGTTAATAGACTTTAGACCGCTTTTCCACTCCTCATACTCAGCAATACTTTTAAAACTGTGACTGCCCATTACACCTCCTGCGCTATTAGAGGTATTTTTTAATTCATTAAATTGCTCTAACGTCAACCCTATATCAGTATAAGAACCAAGATCAAGTCGTATGGACGGGCCTTCTAAATTGTCATCCTCCTCTATAGCACTTCGTAGCTTATCCCCAAGACCGAAGCCTGCCTTACCTACCCATAAATCACCCTTAGTAGCATCTGTAGAGAATCTTTCCAAGAGATAAGGAACGTCTGTTATATCTAAGTTTACAGGATCACCCGTCATATCACGCTGAGAAAAGTTATACTCGCTTGCGAGATAAATGTGGTCATTATCGTATACGAAGTCTCCTTTCTTTAGCATAAATTGCAATGCGTCTGTAATTTCGTCTTTTTCGTTCATAGGGTCAGCCCATGCCTCTGTATCCATTCCATACCCAAAATCAATATTACCGTTTGAGTTGCCTTGTCTGCGGCTCATAGATTCTCTAAACCGATTTCTAAGCGCTGGAAGAAAATTAACCCCCTCACCGAAGTATCCTTCAAAATCAGTATTATCTATAACTTCTTTTCTATTAAATAAAGTCGCATCAAAAGCTAGTTTACCCATTGGGCTAGTAATATGATCCCTCCAAGTTGTTTCTGGATAAGGGTTCTCTGGCATATCATCCCCTATATTAAAATCATATACCTCCCATTCTTTAAGGTCAGGCATAGAAAATGATTCTGCCTCAGCAGATTGTTCAACTGGAAGAGTCTTGCGAGGATTTTCAACCCCCAACAACTCCCGTATTGGAGCGTTATCAAATCTACGAACTTGCTCTTTCCATTCATCACCGCCTAAAGCTCCGATTGCTTCCCCTATATTAGATGCAGGCATACTTCCGTAGTCAGGTTGCTGCTCTTCCGTCTGCGGTTCAACGGGAAGGGAATTCTCACTAATTATTTTATCTGAAGCCATTACCTACGTCCTCCCATAGTTGTGCTTTCTCCTCTACGCAGCCCTTTATTTATTTTCCTTGTTTCTTTAAATTGCTCCTCCCTAATCTTAGCCAAATCTTTCTCAGGAAGTACCCTTTGACGTTCTTGTTCTAATAGGCGCTGAATATAGACATTGAATTCATCGTCTGCTTGTCGTGTGTCTAATACATACGCTTTGCCATCCTTTTCCGCTATTTTGTAACTTAGATTATTCTTTCTTGCTCCTTTTCGAGGGCCATCGTCATACACCTCTCTAGCAAAAAAACCTTGATTAGTTCTGAAATCCTCACGCACTCTTGCTCTTACATTCTGTGTGATGTAATTAAACATTGCGTGTTCATTTTGCATATTTTTTACAAAACTTATATCCCCTCTAGTATGCAGAAGTTTTAAACCTTGACCGCTCGGCAGCTTGCCAGTATACCGTAGGAAAAATTCTTCATTCGCTGAAAGACGTTCCACACCTTCGATCAAATACTTAGCAGTATCCCTATATTCTAAAGTTATGTTACTCAAAGCTTTTTCTGTCGCAATCTGTAAGCTCGTTTCAAGTTTGCTCTTCGTATACTCATCCTCAAGCACACCTATCTGATCCCTATAGAACTTTAGCACTTTATACATAGTTGGTTGGTGTAAATCTAAATCTTGAAGCTCTTTTTTAAGCTTAACAACATCCAATGTTCCGTTACCCCTAACTATTCCATTCCTATAATCCTGCGCCCAAGCATAGAACTCGCCCTCTTTGTCTGTCATTTTTTGAACAATCAAATCTATAGGTGCAGAGTTATCATAAACATTCCATTCCTGATATAGCTTAGCGGCTAATGTAGGCATACCTTTATGCAGGTAGCTTTGCGCCTTTTGATCTATAAAACCAGCAGTAAGCGTACCTCTTTCCTTCGCCGTTTCTATTTCCTCTCTATCCTCAGCTATAAGGCTAGCAAATAAACGAACATTAGTATTTTCTTGCGCCGCAAACTCACTATTCTCTTGTTTTAATTTAGCAGCAAAAGCCTTACTGTAAATGTCATAAATATCGTTTTTCTCATCTTCTGTAAATTGGTGCATGGTTAAGCCAGCCGCATCAGTATGCTCAAACATCCCTCCATGCACATCATATAAACCTAATTTTTCATATAACTCCTGCATCACCTCTTCTTGTGTCGGGAACGGAGAGCCATCTTGCAGTCTACCGTGAGCAAACTCATTGCCATGCCTTCGTGCAAACAGTTCTGCCCTGCCATAAGTTGAATCTCGAACAAAATTCTTTGTATCTATTTTCATCCGAGTAAACGAGATAGCACCAAGATTAAACCTTTTTTCTATTGCCTCAATGCCCTTCTCCATTTCATATTTAGCATCAATGGCAACACTCTTAGTTATGTTTCTCTGGTAATCTTTAATTCTGGATTGCAGGTTGGCATCGGTTTGTTTAAACTTTGTAAGGTTATATGTTCCTTCCATAACTGTTGCTTTAGATAGAGATTTTGAAAGTCTTTGGAGTACATATTTTTGCTGCTCAGGGGTTGCTTTTGGAAATATTTTTGAATACTCTTTACTCTTTAGCTCAATAGCTTTACGATATTCTGTTATTACCGCATTTTGACTTTCAGGCTCAAAAGCCCTGCTCATCTTTTCTCTAAACATTCTATCCGTATTATCAAATTGTTTATCAAAATTATTTAAAGCATACTGCTGATTAATTTGTTCAGTAATAACCTTTGCCTTCACAACGCTTGAAACCAAATTACCCATCTCTTCACGCAACAGATTTTGGGAACTGGCAGTTTTCTGCCCAATTTGATACGGCATATAATTAACTCTTAACGCCTGCAAGTTAGTGCTAGGTTGACTTGTATCTGGAACCAATACAGGCTCTTGAACAGATTGTCTTTGATCTATTGGTAGAGGATTTCCGATTTTAGGCATAATTTATTTCCTGTTAATATTCTAAGCTAAAACCACTACCCGTTGGCAAACCATAGCCAGCGTCAGACATATTAAAGGTATTGGTCATTCCTTGCCCCAAGGGTTCTCCAGCAACACTAATATCCCCAATAGTCAAAGAGCCAGTTGTGCTGTCTGCAAAGCCCCCCATTTTAGCGAAAGAGCCTATCCCGCCTGCAATTCCACTAATTAATGCGGCCTGAGCTTGCTGTTGCGCTTGATAAGCCTTAGACATTCCTGAATAGTAATTCATATTACCTTCATTGATAATATTAGCTCGCTGAACATCAGAATTATATTGTTGCATCCAAGCTGTTTGCATCAAATTATTATATTCAACCTTGCCTTTATAACGGGTCATTTTAGCCGCTTGGTCTAATCTTGATGAGGCTTGAAGGCCTCTTTGTTCTATGTTGGCTAGATTTAAGGCAGCAGATTGAGCGTCCGCTAGGGCGACTACTGCTGGGCTACCTGCCATTGTAACTCCAGCAGTACCCCATTTTGCTCGTTTTTGCGCTGTAAAAATATCATATTGCCTTTCTGCCATAAACATATCAAAGGCATTTTGATCTAAAACTTGATCGGCTTGTTGCTCTAATGCATAAGCATTATAGGAGGCATTTTCGCCAACGACCTCAGCATTTCTCTCCGTAATCGTCCGAACAATCGTCCCACGATCCTGCTCCATCTTAGCATTAAGTTCGGTAATCTGCCGATTATACATGGCAGTTGCCATTGCTGCCTTAGAAGATGCTTGACCTGCTTTATAGCCAGAAACCCCCTTAACTACTTCTGCCCCACCTGTGACTGCTGCTGCGGTAACTGGATCAATCGCCATTTTACTTCTCCCATATAGCGTACATACAATTATCTAAGTTTCCACCACAATAATTATGTAATGTGCCTTCGTAGGTAAACCCCATGAACTTTACAAATCTATGCAATTCTTCGTAATCCTTTATAACTTGGGCTTGTACCCGTTTTAATTTATACTTATCAGTAAAGTATTTCAAGTAGAACTTTACAATCTTAATATATGAAAACCTAGAAGCTGGGATATTAGGGGAACCAACTACCCAAACCTCACCAACACCCTCCCATAAAATATTTAAACCTCCGATTGCAAAAATCGTGCCATCTATATAGCCTGTATAAGCTTCTATTGCTTCCTTGCCAATAGCTTTCGCCCACTCAGTATCCGAAAGTCTAACAGCGTCTTTAATACATTCTTCATGTGGTCTAACAATTAGCTCCTTAAAATGCTTTAATCTATAAGGAACAATTTGTATATTACCACATTGTTTTAACGGAGGATCAATCCGAAACACTTAATTCACCTGCAAGGGAAATTAATGTCATTCCTAAAGGTTGTTCCTGTTTAATAGTTATAGATGAATCAGCCTCTTTCCACCCAAGATTAGTTACATCATGCTGGCCTGTAAAAACTGGAGGCGCTGAATCCATAGGATCACCACCATCTCTAAACACTAATTGCTTCCCATTCACCGAAATCCCTAATGTTTCGTATAGATTTAATATAATACGATTCCATGCCTTCTTTCTCCCAAAACTAGAACCATCTACCCTAGCAACTTCTGGCGCTAAAGTAACAAGTTCAGTCGTATATTTGAGGCCTACAGAAGCACTTGTAACGCTTGCAGACAAGGTAATTGCACCACTACTAACTGTGTTATCTGGCATAACAGCCCCATCGCCTACCACTTGAACAACTTGACCTTCCAAATGGGTTAGTCCAGACAAACTGCTAGCAGGGGAACCAGAATAACTTAACCCCGAATCTACATTGATTGTAGGATCAAGATATTCTATATACCTAACTGTAGCGCTATTAATAGTTCTTTTAACACTAATCCATAATTCATCCGACTTGCCATCCGCAGAGGGAATAACTGCAACGCTTTCTACCATTGTACCTGTTCCACCTACAGGATGTTGATGCCAAGCAACAACCTTCTGATCTCGTTGATAAGTTAGACCTAATAATACTCCATCTGCTCTAACCGCCCATACAATAGAGTCTGGTTCTTGCTGATAAGCCATATGGGTAATTCCATCCCCAGTTATATCTTCTGCTAATATCGTTAAATCAGGAGCAACAAAACCCTCTACATTCAAATCAAAAATCATTTGTCTAATTTTTTTAGTAGCTCGCTGGTTAAATAAAACTGCCCGACCAGACGTTACAGGAGCAACCGTACTTGAGCCATATTTAGTCTCTTGAACAACCCTGACATTAGATGGGGTAACAGGATTGCCATTACCATGTAGCTTAAATTCACCCCCAACAGTACCGATTAAAAGTACGTCAGCAGCCTTTAACCATCTGATAACATTTACATCATCTGTCGCAAGCGTAAATTCTATAGATTCATCATCTAACCCAGTTCCTTGATTCATATTTAAGAAATCACCAGACTTACTTGCCCATATCGTTTGTGGGTTATTGTCTGAAGCCGCCCAATACAGCCGTTCCTCGAAGAAGGTAACGCAACGTGGGTATTCTCCAGAGCTTCCAGCAAAATTAGCTGGCGCACTAGAAAAACTTAGAACGGCAAGCGTCCAAGAGGTATGACTACTACGGGTAAGTTTTCTTGGGGCGTGATTAGGGTGGGCTATATATAGAGTATCGGCTGATTGGGCGAAAGAAAGATCAAATATTTCTGCCTCTAGGTAAGGAGTTGCAACTTCTACAGCAGAGCCACCTGATTGGATTTGTCCATTATCCTTGTAAAACCTAATATACTGATCGCCAAATTCTATGATGTAAGCTTGAGTTATACTAAATTCAAATCTTACTAACCTAACTTTTTTAGAATTAGTTTTCACATTAGCTACATAACGAAAACCACCTCTACGGACAACACCACCATGCGGTAAGCTATAGGCGTTCTTTTGGGTTTTTAGACCATTATTATATTTGTTTATATCAACTCTACCATGCAAGCGTGGAGACAGTTGCCCTGCGGTAAAGTTTGTTTGTATTGGGAAAAATAGTTTCTTTGACATTTATCGAAGTCGTAAATCTGTAAGTGCGTCTGTTTCTATTACTTCTGGCGTTCCCTCCTGTGAGTCGATTGTTCTAGCCTCCCTAATTACCGCTTCATACATAGTACCCATTTGTGCAACCGTTGTCTCTGAACGGGTTATTGGATAAGCTAATTTCCACGCAAGCCGAAGCACAAGCGCCTGATAAAGCAGAGAATCAAACAGCATGGTGTCCTCTAATCTTTGAATATATGTTATATCGACTGTGGACTCTTCTGTTAGTAGCTCTCTGCCTTGTACTGCGTGATCTAACCTAATATCTCCCGAAACAGTCCTGACATCTAATATGCGCAGACAATAAGGGTCGGTAGGTAGTGTAAATTTAAACTTCCAATCAATAATAGGGCTATCTGCTAGCGCAGCTAAATTAGCCGTAGTAATAGCGCAATTCCATCTATGGCCTCGTAAGACAGCATCCCTCTCTCCCTCATAAAAACGATTAGCTAAAACTGCGTTGGAATCATCATCGCTAAAACTAGTAATTGTATTTGCGCCTAGCATAAGCAAGGCTTCATTTGCTAAATCTACTTTAGATGCCATAATTATTCCTTGTTAAGTAAAGTGATGGCCCTGCCAACAGAGCCACCACTAAACTATTTAATCCTAGTTAGGATCAGCGTACATAATATGAAAATCAAATGTATCTGCTGCTAAAGAAGTTCCTGCGCCTAAAGCAAACGTCAGAATCATCTCACCAGTAGTTACATATCCAGTATCATGTGTTCCACTTTCGTGGAAAAAAGTAACCGTCCTAGCGGAATCCGCAGCAACCGCACTAATAAAAGCGTCTGCGTCTACAGCGACAGCAGCACCAGAACTTTGCGTGGTATGAGCAGCATATCCCACATTAACCGTAGCCGATGCTTCAAGATCACTAATGATCGCCATAGACTGCGGAAGTATACGCACTCCCGAAGGAATTGTCATAACCTGTACGACATCAGAAGAACTGAGGGCTTGCCCAGTAAATCGTGAATATCTGTACGTTACACCATTCCAAGTGGTAGGAGCATTTTTTGTACCTGTACCGTCCGTAGCGGATGTGTACTCGGTACTTTTATAAGTAGCCATAATACACCTCTATTAAGAATCAGTACAAGCAATCTCTACGACCTTTTCATCTTCAATGCGAACCGCACCGAGACACATTTGGGCATAGACTTGCGTACTATAGTTTTTATCTGAACGCTCAGTAATTTCAGTCTTAACGTCCATACCTAAACTCAATCCAACACCATCATGAATCCAAGCAATACATTGTGTATCGCCATTGCCATCAGATGTTAGACGCTCAGAACGGATAAATTTGAAACCCATATAGGTATCAATTTCACCTGCTACTAGAGCTTTTACCGTATTGTAGTCTGAACTTTGAATCTGCGTGTCACCAAGCAGGTCATAGAACTGATTAGACTTCATAACAATACAGCGTGGTAAATCCGGGTCAACATCAGCAGCATCTAAAATCTGTTTTGCAGATCGTAGTTTGTCGATGTTCATATCCGTAGTACCAGAAACAGCAACTTTTTGTGCTGCTGGCAATGCTACATTACTTGAGGAATCATTTTCATCCACACTTACAGCGTTGCCCAACATTGCGCTAATAAGTACATCATCCATCGTCCTACCCATTGCCCATACACCAGCTTTCATATACTCGCTAGTAGGATCAGCTAACATCCGAACTTTATCAGCTTTATCAACCAAATCTGCCCAGTTGTAATCTTCCATACTAACTCGTCTACGGCTATGTGGTGTATCAATCAATGGAGTATCTGAATGCCGACTCGTAATTCTTTGAGCCGATGTGCTACCCAGACGGTCAAAATGATCGTACTTGCCTTGTACATCCGTATTTACACGAACATACTCACGCAAACGTGAACCCTTTTGCTGTACCAAGTGAATAAAACTGTCCCTAAACTTCTGGGCAAATGCCTTATTGACTTCGATACTCATAACATACCTCTTAAAATAAGAGATTAAAAAGGAGAGTTATCTGCACCATGCAGGCTCTTATTTGCGTGAAGATTGGGTTGTCTCTTTCAAGGCCACTTCTTCACAATCTTGGGCTTCTCTATAACCGAGGATATAGGGGAAGCACCGGGGCATACTACATAAAACGTATCAGCAGAAGTTTGCTGATCGTAATAATTGCAGTAGCCATAAGGTTCTGGTGTGGATTTGTTTTTTAGGGTGCGCTCCCTATATTCAAATTGCCCACAACCAGAACATATTATATTTTCTGTTGCCGTCATTATTCTTCCGCATACACAATATCATATAAATGATCTCTATAGGATAATGCTTCTAAATGTTTAGAGTGCGTGTTGTCAAATAATGCTTCATTATATTTATGCTTCTTATCTTTCATCATAGCTGCAATTTCTAATTTTGCAGAATCCGCATCAATCGAACCAGAATCTTTACCTGAACCCTCTAAAGCAGGCTCATTAAAAGCAGACCCAATCCGATGTAAGAATTTAATCATAGCAACATTGTTTGTCACACCTGTTTCATTAACAAATTGCTTTAAATCATCATCAGCAAAACGATTGAACGCTCTACGTGATATTGCTAAGTTCTTAGAGTATTCATTTGGCCCCCACTCTTTTTTGAGAGCAGTTTCAGCATCTAACTTCGCCTGTTGCATTGCTGCTTCACCATTAACTTGTCCATCAATATCCATTGAATGATAAAAGTCAACGGCTGCCTGAGCCTGTTTATTAGTCAGACCTGATGCGTGTGCCTGATCTAAGAACGCTTTAATCTTGGCTTCCTCATAATTAGCATCTGGGATATTGACCTCATACTTATCAGGACTTTCTGGTCTACCAATTTGATTATAAAATGAATTAATATCTTCTTCGGTAGCATCTTCGGCAGGCAATTTAACTCTCGAACCTACCATTTTCTGTAATTCTAAATACGAATTACCTAACGCACCAACATCTTTAAACTTGGATAAGGTTTCATTCTCCCTTAAATCTTCTGGTAAATGTTGCGTTTGCCAAGTATCAGCTACCTCTGGTTCAGCACTAATGAGGTTATCGCTTGTAACGGCCTCGTCTGACATTTGTTACTCCTTTCATTCGTTATCTAAATAACTTGTAGGTTGAGAAGCAGGGTTTTTATAAAGAGCAATTTGCGCCTTTAAGCCTAAAACTAAGCC